TCAAATTGGCTTTGAAATTCTGCTCGCCATCCGACCTGCTTTTCTAAGCTTCTATCCATGGCTTCTCTGGTATTTTTTAGATTTACGTCCATCGCTTTTTTAAATTCTGCACTCGCTCCAGCAATATCGCCTGTAAATACTTTGGCAATACCAGCTCCAACGTTCTTCATTAAATCAGCAAAGTTTTTCCACGATCCGAATAGGTCTTTAGCAATTCCAACAACAACGTCACCCATCGACACGAAGTTATCAATTATTGCTGGAATTATAGTTATCACCAATCTAATCGCCAAAGCTAATGCTTTAATAAACATTGAGCCTTGATAGATAGCTTTTCCCCAAGTATTGATTCTATCCTGGTTGCCAGTCATTCCCTTGGTGTTCTCGTCAATAGTTCCGACTAAAGCTTCAAGTGTTGGCATCAAAGCAAAACCGATATCTTCTTTTAATTCGCCAAATTTATTCTTCAAAATCTGAACACGACCAGCGAATGTCTTGCCGACAGTTTCGGCCGTTCCCTTAAAGTTATCATCAAGCACTTGAGTCAACGTGTCGAGCTTGACAGTTTCATTTCCCAATTCAAACATCTTTTTCTGGGCTTCAGTAAACGTCACGCCGTATCTGGATAGCACACCGATGCCAGAAGTCATGGCCTTTCCGATTGCAATTGTCGCACCCTGCAGGTCTAAGCTACCCTCAGCGTTCTGAGATAAAGCTTCGGACATATCTAACAATCGTGGAGTCAATTGAGCTATCGCACGGCCGTTCAATTGAAATGTGGCCAACAGAGCCTGAGAAGCTCCTATGTTGTCATCCGAGAACCTAGTCACTTCCTGGAGTGCGCTAGATTGCTGTTTTAGCATTTCAAAATCACCCTGGCGGGCGGTTTTAACATTGGCCAAGGCATTAGCCAGCTTTTCATCAGCCACCTGTTGGTTTTCCGCTTCTTTTACCGCACTTCCAAAGAATGCCGTTATCAGTCCGACACTAATCGCCCCAGCAACAGATGCCAGCATTCCTCTTAGGCTGCTGGCCGTTCCAGTTGTCTTTGCTATAGCTTGGTCAACATCACCAAACGATTTTTTTGAGTTCTTACCAAAACCAGCCGCCGTTTCGTCTGTTTTCTTTATGACAGTATTAAAATTAGAAGCGTCACCCCTTATTTCGTAAACTAATTCGCCGATTGTTTTCTTATTTGCCATTTGATTGAATATTAAAGAGTTGATTCTTTAGGCTACTCACTTCATTGCCGCCCTTAGCCTTAAGTTGATTGTAAGTTCCGTCTTTAATTTCGCCGCGCTTTTCCTTTATGTAAATCAGGTTCTGATAAAAGCTTAGCATTTCATCCAGGTACAGTTTTCTAATATCATTCAGCCCAAATCCATTCATCACTAAATATACTATGCTCTGTCTTAGACTATCTAGCTGTTCTTCGGTTGTGACTATTTTTTTTTTAGCTCCGTCCTGATCGGCGGGTTCATCATATCCCATTATGTGGATATAGCGCTGTTGCTTGAAAAATTCAAAGACCTTTTCTAGATCGGACCGCGACATCATTTTCTTGATCTTGTCGGCGGTTATTTCTGGTTGATAGTGCTGGAGTAATACCAGCATATAATCAATCAGCGTTCCAAAATAAATCTCTAGCTTCTTCTCAGCATCATCGCTAACCTTTTCATTGACCATCATCTTGATCTTGATTTCAGATTCAAGCAAGCGTTCGCTTTCCTCTACGGTCAGCTCGCTTGGGATCTTAAAGCTTTTCTTTTTACCTTTGACCTCAAGGATAACCTCGTACGGCTGTCGGCTTTTATATAGATCAAGAGTTTCGTTCATAATTCCGTCAGGGGGCGAGTTTTACCCCGCCCCCATTTCTATTAATTAAGTCGTCTGTTGTTTCAACTACACAGTTTGCTGTTCGTCTGTGATATTAACGATATCGCCCTGGAATGTAATCGGCAGAATGGCAACATCTTCATCATCGTCACCAGCAAAGGTGATAGTCGGAGCGCTAAAATTGGTAGCGTTCTCAATATCGATTTGGAATTTCTTACTGTTCTCATCGGTATTGATAATCCGCATGACTTTCATCGTCTTAGTGCCGTTATCAGAGAATGTCAGTTGTTTGCTGGCATTCGGGGTATAGGAATAGTCGGCAGTAATTGCTAAGGCATTGGCGGTGACTGGAGTGATATAGGTAGCACCTAATTCGCCGTTAGTACCGTCAGCGACAAAGACCAAATAGTTGGTGGTTAGAACCAACGCACTTCCATTAGCTTTGACAACAATACTGGATACAACTGTATTAGCACCGTTTTTGTTATTAAGCTTAATTGGTTTACCAATAACCCAACCAGTACCCTTGGCTTCGCCAGCGACTGCAACTGGAGCTGCGGCAACGGTCGCCAATGTGACCAAGCCAGCATCTAATGTGGCCATGTTGGTCAAGTTGATTTCGGCTAGGTCAAAGGACATTTCAATCCGTTTACCATTAACGAATTTACGCAATTCACTAACATTGTCAAATTTAATTGACTGGTTTTCCACAAGTGACTTGATAACTGGCTTGCGTAAAGCGCCAATATCAACCAAAGAGGCAAAGTCGTTTCCGATTTGCACCTGGACTGCGCCCTTGCGGATAGCAGCAGTCTTTTGAATAGTAGTCTGGGGCATATGCTATTTTATTATGCTTGCCTAAGTGGCAAACCTATTTTATAAATGACTTATTTTTCTCTAGCTCGATCCTGTCCGCGTATTCTTTAGTCACCTCGACCTTTTCGCCTTTAGCGACAAATGTGCCATCGGCTAAGGTGGTATTTTCAGTTGCGGTTAGGGTTACTTTTTCTTGCGCCTGTTCTTTTGTCGGCGCGGCTAATTGTTCTTTTTTCATAATCAAAATTTAATTTTAATTTCTACTGCCACAATAAACTTCCTAGAGTCTGGATCATAGTAGCTATTTCGACCATTGAATTTGCTGTACTTAACTGCTAAATTACTACCCATATTCCACTCTGCTTTGTCGTTGAATATCCTATCAATATCACTGGCCAAATCAACGGCATCATCAAAAGTTTCTGCTAAGCAACTAATTTGTACAAGCGAAGTGCGGGCGGCTGGATAGATTAAAGTCTGAGTTATCTCGGTATAGATTACTGCTTTTACAAACTCAATGTCATCGGGAACCCTTAGCGGATAAATATGATAAACACTGCCATTAACAAGCTTGGCGGCGATGACTGAGTCATTCTTTATTTCATTGAATACAGCTTGTTCGAGCATATAAATATTATAACATTTTATCTAAAAGAAATCACGCCCGACTTCTGTAAATCGTCAGCGCCTTTTCTCATCATCGCTCGCGGCGCCATTCTTGCAGTTCCGAATTCTACAAACTCGGCGTATGGAACAGCCGTTGCCACTTCACCTTTGGCCCAGCCAGTTTTTCTGGCCGTCATGCTACCTTGTAAGTTTCCCGTCATGACTGGTGTGCGTTTCTTAATTGCCGACTCCAATAGAATGAGTATCTTACCAAGATTTTTATCTATTTCAGCGTATACTTCTTTTCGGGAAGCTAAATTTTTCTTAAGCAGGAATGCCATTATTGTTCTATCAAATGACCGACTACTTCAAGGTGATGCTTTCGGCTGTCTGGTGATGCCGACAAAACATCAAAGTATTCACCGTCAATATGGATCCGATTACCGATTTCAATCGCCGTTCCTATTTCAAAGATAAAAGTAAAGTCACTAAGATAGACTCTAGACTCTTTATCGCTAGTTCTCGATGGTGACTTTCTATACTTGGTCGTCTTTACTCCTGTTGCTGTGTCGGTCCAGGCGGCCGTCAGTTGCCCGCTGGTGGTTTGAGTGTTCGTCTTGGCCTGAATATCGCAGACCATGTTCAAAAGTCCAAGGAAGCTCATATTTAGCTGGCTATGCGTATCCCAGCACTATCGGCTGGTATCTTACGCTTATATTGATCTAGTATCGATTCAACTCCTAGGCTATAAGCAGTCTTTGCTAGTCCAGCATAGTCTACCCGATAATCGCCGAGCGTTTCAGACTTGATTCCGTCACTTATTGACTCATTGATTATGGATCCTGCCATCTGAGTTGCAATCAACTGAATGTCTGACGGCACCGTGTCGCTGTATCTGAATTTACCGATGACTTTTATATTCCTTTGGTCGGCCGAGAAGTCATAGAGAGCTTTGGCGCGGCTACTTTGTATCCCGCTAGGCTGTGCCAATTCAACAAATTCAAATGGTCGGCCGAGTTCTCTGGCATTGTACGGCTTAGCATAAAAATCTCTATCGATCACCTGACCTATTCCGTCAACTTCCAGTGACGATATCGATGTCGCTTCCCCGATGTAGACCTTAGGCTTGCCGTTTCCATCGAAGTATCTTGTGGCTGGCTCATCAGTATCAGGAGCTTCAAAGACACGCTTGCCGAGAATATCATCGCCACAGTAGTTTTCTATAAAGTTTTGGACCGCCTGAATGGCCAGCATAACGATAGAACCATATTCTGGCGCTATTTCAGTTCCCAAATAACTTGCTATCAAAGACGAATTTGTGTACATAATTTTTATATTATTTTACCCCTTAATTATAACACCGCTAAAGCAAAAAGAAAACACCGCTTAGCGGCGGTGTTTTCTTTTTATGAATAATCAATGAAGATTAAACTACGTGGTATCTGACTGTCAAGACACCTGTGCCAGTTCCAGTTGTAAACGCACCAGTCTTGTTGGAGAAGTATAATCCGATGCCATCAATTGATGCTGTGGCAATGCTGGATAAATCTTTACCAATCCGATGAGTCTTAACTAAAGCGGTAGCTCCCGTGATAACGGCAGCGGCAATATCAGCGTGGGCAGTTGTGCCAGCACCATTGACGGTTGCGGCATACTGGACATTGGCCACACCACCAGCAGCAAACTGAGTGGCAGTACCAGTCAAATCAAAATTAACAGAGTCAACAAAGATTGCCTTTCCAGCTATGCCAGCCAAAACTAGCACTGGAGCGGCATACATTCCATTAATCTGCGCGGCAGTCAATGGGATTTGCACTGTCTTTATAAGACCAGCATCAATTTGCCCATTGGTTACAGCACCATCAGCAATCTTGCTAGTCGTGACTGCTAGCTCGGCCAATTTAGCGGTTGAGATAGCCAAGTTCGCTATTTCCGCGCTAGAGATGTCGCCAATTAAATTAAAATTACAGGATGCAGTAGTACCGACATTCTCGTACAAAGACTTCACGCCGTTGCCAGCATCGGTCTTGATGAAAAGACAGCCCTTGGCAAAGCCAGCGACTGCGTTCGGCACTACAGTTCCGAATACTATAACAAGCAAGTCATTGGTGTCAACTAGCATTGCTGTATAGGTGTTTGCATCTATAACAACGCTTTTGCCATCAATCTTCATGCCGTTACGGATCCGATTGTAGGGTTTACCCATAGTAGGGATTTAAGGTGAATTAGATCCTAGATGGTTTTAACCATTTCTTCCAGGATTTCATCCGATGGACGGATGCTTTTACCGTCTTTGCTAGCATAGATTTTTACCATTTTTGATTCGGCAATCTTATGCAAGGTATAGTCTGGAATGCTATCAGTAAACGATTCAACATATTGAGGCTGGGAGTTATCCAGGCGTGCAATATTTTCGCTTACTCGATACAGACCAGGCTCAACGGTTTCAGTGTCGTTGATGAAGCTTTTAACCTTGACCCAATAGAAGATAACAGTTTCCTTATTGTTCGCTTCTTTGACAAGGTTAATGGCTTCCTCTATCTGAGCTTCAGTTTCATCGCCGTTCAAGGTGATATTTAGAGCGGCCGCTTTCTTCTGAAGTTTTTCAAGCTTGGTTTCAGCAGGAACTGTCGCCTTAACTTGAGTTTGATTCTTACTCATAATAATAGTAATTAGTTAATAAACTGAACGGGGGCGGTAGCTTTTACACCACCGCCCCGCTATGACTAGGCGGTTGTCAAACCAGTCATCAAGCCGAAGCTCTGACCGACGTTCTCAATCGCCAAACCAAATCTACCCTGCAAAGTTTCTTTATTCTCGCGAGAGTTAACATTGGTTTCTTTAACGAATTTCAAAGTATCGTTATTCTTCCAACCCTTGGTCATCTTACGGGTGTCACCAACGGCAATCTGATCGTTAGGCATATCCAAATCAACTATGACTGGGATAACACCGAAACCATCGGCCATATAGGCATCTAACACACGACCAGTCACCCGCTCCGTGTTGGTTACGGTAATGCTATCAGCTGAGCTGAAGCCATTAAAGACAGTCTTGTTGTTAGGACTCATTAAGATGAAGTTAACAGTACCGCCAGCTAAACGGACATCTTTTAAGATGCTCTTTAAGGCGGTTTCAGTGAAAGCACCAGCGACGTTGGTCTTGATACCCTCGGATAAACCTAACCACTGCAATAGACCACGAGTCATACTCGGAATTCCAGCAGCAGGGGCGCGGCTAACACCATAGATAGCGGTATTGGCCAAATCACGCATGACGCGTTCGATGGCTTCTTCACGCAAGGTGTCCTGGGTCATACCAGTTTTACGAGCCTGATCGGTGTCGCATTTTGACAGGTCAATAACTTCCTCAACTAATTGAGTATAGTTAGTGAACATAGCGGTACCCTCGGCCATAGCTTCGGCATCCACTTTACCTTCTTCGTGAGCGTTACCGACAATTTTACAAGTCAGTTCGGCTTGGCCATGAGCGGCCGCGGCAGATTCACCAGCACCACGTTCGTAAACGTCAATGGTATTGGCAGTGCGGTCAACAGCTTTGACGACCACAATTTCGCTCTGGACTAAGATAACATCACCGACAGTCAAGCGGTCGATGAAACTAACACTGACTGGCAAACCAGTAATGTCGTTGTTGGTATCCCAATCGGCACCACCGCCAGAAGCGGTTATCTTAATTATAGGCTGGGTGTAATTACGCACCAGCACTTCGTACTCGTCAGTTGTAAACGGGGTGGCTCTGTTGGTATACAGATCCCAAGTCCGACCGAATTCATTAGCCATTAGCGGGCTGATTTTCTCAGCGATCGCCAAGACTTCTGGATCCAATTTTGAATTGGCATCGGTCAGAGTTGTGTGCATTCCTAAATCCATTTTGATTTATTTAACTAAATAAGCTTTTCAGGCATTTGCCTTACTTGGTGGCATTAGCAGTACGAAGTTCTTTAATCTTCTTTGCTAATTCCATCATCCGCTGAGTTTCCATTGGAGTTCTGACTCTGCCTTTCGCCATCAGTTCGTCAAACTCTTTTGATAACTTAGCTTCTTCGTCTAAATCGGGCTTATCCTCACTCTTTGGAATACCTGCGCCTTTGTTTATTGGGCTGATGTTTGCACCTAGCACCGTAGCATTAGCAGTAATGTATTCAAGTTTCTTGCGTGGCGAGTAGTCTTGCGGAATCAACGCCTTTTTATCTTCGGGAATTCCTTGCATGAAATTCTCTAAGATAGTTCCCATCGTGTCTTTATACTTTCCTAGCGTTTCATTAGCCTTGCGGGCTATTTCTTCGGCATCTTTGCGCTTCTTGTTGTTTGATTCGGCTAGTTCTTGCCACTTCCCTTGCTCTTGCAAAGCCTTGTCATTTTCTTCTTGTTTTTTGTTCTGCGCATCTTCGTTGGCTTTGCGTAAATCGTCTAAGTCCTGAAGTGCTTTTGCCGCTTCGGGGTTAGCCTTTCGTAATTCTTCTAATGATAACTTTGACAAATCTGGCTTGTCACCTGCTGGGGCTGGTTCTTCAAAGACAACCATTTTGCCCTCGGAATCTAACAACGCTTTTGTGCTGTCGCTAGGATCCACTTTGTACTTAACTCCATCGATAGTGATGAACATAGTTTAGTCTTATTTTTAATTAATCTGGGAATTACAACCCAGTTATTGCTATTTTAGATTGCCTTTCGGCCTAGGCATAGCTGCCCAATATTTTAATTATAATATCTTTTGTTAAATGACACAATAGAACCTATGTTTTATTGCTCGTCAAAGTTAGGGCGGATAATTAGATTATGGGTGCAATTTGGGTGTATAGGAAATCCTATATCAAGCTTGGGATATTTATCACTGTTGCCGCTGATGCTGTAAATCTGCCCCTCTAAGGCCGCACAGACTGGACACGATCCGCCGTGACTGCTTACTTCCACCAGGTCCATTCCAAACTCGGCCGCTCGATTAACAGTTGCATCATTGAACGCTCTGATTGTATGAGTCCTGGCAAGCATTTCGCTGTATCGTTTCAGCGACCATTCAGTGCCGCCGCGATCGCTTAGAACACTGAACCCTTTGTCGCCTAAGATTTTGATGATATCTTTTTTAGTCTGCCTGATATCGCTACCCGATAATATATTGCCAGCAATCTTTGCCCTAGCTTGTCTTTTTAGCGCTTCACTGATTTGTTTTTCGGATCCGCGCACCAGTCCGTTCATCCCATTAGCAAAATCCATATAAGCATCGCCCATTAACAAATTGACCGCTTCGGCGTGAATGCTAAAAGCCTTTAATGTCTTAAGGTCGTCAATGGTGATATTTGCCGTCCTACGCCTTAGTTCTTTATCGCCCTCGTACATTCCCATTATGTAGCTGTTTGGTATCGCCTTGGCTATCCAGTCCTTAACAAGCGGGTCTGTGGTTTGGACTAACTCTTTGATTCGATTAACAGACGATATCCTGCTGGCCTGATTCAAACGGCGACCGATTGAGTTGAGGACTTCTTCTCTGGCGGCATTATCTAAGCTTTCCATTATTGCAAAAAGCTTTTCTATTTCAGTGTCCTTGAATAATTTGTCGCCTATCTTCATAGTAAAAAGATTAACAAAGCAATGACGGCCGCCAGTACAAAATAGACCACGCAGCCGTCTTTGAATCCCATCCAGTAAGTATAACTAAATTCGCCTAATAAATGTTTTTTGGACATATCAGAACAAGCTGATTGCCAGCCTGATTGTCGCGATTATGCTGAATAAAGTTATTACGAAAATACCCAGGCCGATAAAATATGCTCTTAAAAATAGCTTATAGTCCAGCTTGCTGAGATGCTCTTGCAACATCTCGGCGTTTCCCTTTATGGCTTCAGGCACTCCTTTGAGTAGCCGATTAGATTGTGGCATGTCCATATTTATAAGGTTGGTGGATTATTCGGATTGATTACTCCGCTCTCAATGCTTTCTCGTTTGATTTGGTCCATCTCGGCGGCCGCTTCTTCTTCGGTATAATTATGCACCCGCATTATTGACGACTTCTTGCTTGTTAAACCAGCATTAACCAATTCAGTTTCGTTTACAATATCGGCGGCTTGGTCGGTTGGCAAAACATCGCTGTAATCGATCTTGATTCTGCCAGTCATATCAGTTCCGTTGACCATTTTGTATCCGATATAGAGCATATTGCGGACACCTTTAGTCACCTGAGCGCGCTTCTTGTCGGTTTTTCTAATGGCGCCGAACAGTTGGATACGTAAAGACTCAACCCGCTCTGGCATTGACGACTTCAACAATTCAAACATTGGCACGCAGGTTATCCAGCTAATTATCTTCATCTGGCTCTCGATGTGACGTTCGGTCGGGTCGAGCAGGACGTTTTCATTGCTGATATATTTAGCTTCGGCGGCATCCTTTTCTACCATCAAATAATCGAAGTGTTTGAGATTTCCTTGTTCGTCCTTTAATGAAGCCATGTCTGGCAACTGTAGTTTGGCATCTAGGTTCTTCAATAATTGAACGCTAACATGAGTGCGGCGTTCGTTTATCTCTGCTAGTTGCGGCATGATGTCGGCGTAGTCGCTCTTGCCAAATCCCCAGCGAGTTTTGCGGCCGTTATCAATCTGACTAATTGGCAACGCACCGATTCCCTCGATGATTTCTTCATCAAGAGCTTCTATCCCAGCGTATGATAATTCCATTGTTTGGTCAGCACGGCCGTCCGAGTCTAGGCTCCACAATTGTCTAGTGATTTTTACATTCTCGCCGTCTAGTTCGTAGTGCTGAGTGTAAAGTATTTTCTGTTTATCCTTGGCCAGCTTGCTCTTGTCATTCGGGTCGTATAAGTAGGTCGCAAAGATTACGGATCCATCCGACTGAGGGAAGTATTGGTCTTTATCGAC